CTTAGAACCAAGTAAAGTAGAGTCAACCAGTTATCAAGACGATAAGGTTAAGATACTACGTTACTATGGTTTAGTTCCTAGAGAATACTTAGAGCAGATGGAAAATGAAGGTGAAGAGGTTGTAGACTTGTTTCCTGAAGATTCTGCTGCTGACAAAGTATCAGACTTAGTAGAGGCTATCATTATTATTGCTAACGATACGCACCTACTAAAGGCTGAAGCATCTCCATACATGATGCAAGACCGCCCTGTTATTGCTTATAGACCAGAAGTACGTCCGGGTAGATTCTATGGCGTAGGTACGGTTGAGAAGGCTTATAACATGCAAAAAGCTATTGACGCTCAGTTAAGAAGCCACATGGATTCTCTGGCGTTGACAACTGCACCTATGATGGGTATAGATGCTACTCGCTTACCACGAGGTATGAAGTTTGAAGTTAGACCGGGTAAGAACATTCTAACCAATGGTAATCCTGCTGAGATCCTACAACCGTTTAAGTTTGGAACTACAGATGCTTCTAACTATGAAACAGCTAAAGGGTTTGAAGCAATGCTGCTACAAGCTACAGGCACACTAGACTCGTCAGAGTTGGTCAAGAGCGCAGCATCTACAGCAGGGCAGAATAATGGAATGGGTATGTCTTTGGCTATGTCAGCGATTGTCAAGAAAAATAAATTGTCAATGGCTTCATTCCAAGATGATTTCATTATCCCAATGGTTGAGAAAGTCGCATACAGGTATATGCAGTTTGATCCAGACCGTTACCCAATGAGAGACTTTAAGTTTACTACCATGTCTTCTATTGGTGCTATAGCTAGGGAATACGAACAACAACAGCTAATAGGCTTGATGCAAACGCTCGGTCCTAACTCCCCTATTGTTCCTATCCTGTTAAGAAGCATTATTGGTACATCAGGATTGATGAATAAAGAGCAGTTAATGGCACAACTAGATCAGATGTCTCAGCCTAATCCTGAAGCACAGCAGATGGAACAACAACATCATCAGTTACAGATGGGGCTAATTGAGGCTCAAATCAACGAACTCAATGGCAGGGCTGCTGAGTCTGGAGCTGACGCACAAGAAGCACAGGCTAGAGCGCAGAAGCTATTGGTTGAGGCTTCTTTGATGGACGATAAGGTTAAGTCTGACATTATCAGAAATCTATCAGCAAACATCAATGCTAAAGACTCTAATGAGTTTCAGAAGAGAGCTAAAGTAGCTGAACTCTTGTTAAAAGAAAAAGATATTGATTCTAATGAACGTATAGTTAGAGAGCAAATGGTACTTAATCAGCAAAATAATGCTTGACAAAACACTGATTTTGTGCTAGGCTGATGGTTCATTATAGTAACTTAATTGAGGACTCCGTTTTGGATAAAGACCTACAAGAGTATTATGAAGCAAGATTTGACATGATGTCAAGTAAAGGATGGAAAGATTTAATCACTGATATAGAAGGAGTAATAGACGAAAGAAATAGCTTGATGGCTACTAAGAGCTTTGATGAGCTTAACTTTCGTAAAGGTCAGTTAGATGTATTACATTGGATTAGAACTCTCAAACAACTTTCTGAAGAAGCCTGGGAGCAACTAAACAATGAGCAAAAGGATATTTGAGTTTAGGTGTGGCGAAGGTCACACTGTAGAAAAGTATATTGATGAGGAGGTAAACACCATTGAGTGTCCTACTTGTCAGTGTGTGTCTCTCCGTATCATTTCGACACCTAGGATTGCATTAGAAGGAGTAACTGGAGACTTTCCAACTGCTGCTGATGCCTGGGCTAGAAAACATGAAGAGGCAAACCGTATCGCCCAAAAACGCAACGAGGGTTAGCGTCAGGTGATATTTTTTAATTCCTAAAATCACATAGTGACAGGAGATTATATGGCGAACTTTGAAGATCCGTTAGAAGAACAAGTAGTTGAGAACCAACTAGAAGCTGAAACTGAAGAGACCCCAGAAGTTGAAGAACCTACGGATAACTCTCAGGAAGAACAGGTAGAAGCACAGAGCGTTGACGATTCTGAAGATGATTTACCAAGCAAGTATAAAGGTAAATCAGTTAAAGAAATCATCAAGATGCACCAAGAAGCTGAAAAGTTTATTGGTAAGCAGGCTCAAGAGGTTGGGGAACATCGAAAGTTTTTCGATGAAATGATGAAACGGGAACTTCTCCAAAGTAGACAACAAGCATCAAAAGAACCTGAAACGGATACTAACGAAGAATACTTCACAGATCCAGAAAAATCAATGGAGCGTTACATTAGTAACCATCCTGCGATTAAACAGGCTGAAGAACAAGCTGCTCTTATGAGAGCACAAACAGTAACACAGAAGTTGCAACAGGCATTTCCTGATTTTCAGGAGATTGTTCAAGACGATAACTTTAAGCAATGGGTTAACTCGTCACCTGTCAGACAGAGATTATATCAAGAAGCTGACGGTGGTTATGATTTTGATTCTGCTGCTGAGTTGTTAGGAACTTGGAAAACTCTTTCAGGTTCTGCAAAACAAAAGCAGAAAGAAGATATTGTAACTACATCGAGTGAGAACAGAGCTAAGAGTTTGAAAGCTGCTGCTGTTGATACTGGTACTTCATCTGTTGGATCAGCGAAGGTTTATAGTCGGGCTGCGTTACGGGAGCTTTTGAGAACAAACCCTTCTAAATACTATGAACATGCTGACGAATTCCTACAGGCTTATGCTGAGGGGAGAGTCAAATAACTGAAAGGAAATAAAAAATGGCACTTGGTACTAATCACGTCACCAAGACTACTGCGGATAAATTTATCCCAGAGATTTGGAGTGACGAAATCGTTGCAGCATATAAGGCTAATCTTGTTGCTGCTAATCTTTTCTCTAAAATGTCTTTCAAAGGTAAGAAAGGCGATACGCTTCACATTCCGAAGCCTACTCGTGGTTCTGCATCTGCAAAGGCAGCTTCTTCTCAGGTAACGCTTATTGCTGCAACTGAGTCAGAAGTACAGGTTCTTATCAACAAGCACTACGAGTATTCACGTTTGATCGAAGATATCGTAGAGACACAGGCTCTTAGCTCGCTACGTCGGTTCTATACTGATGACGCAGGTTATGCGCTTGCTACTCAGGTTGATACTGACTTGATTCAGCTTGGCCGAGCAGTTGGTACAGGTACTGCCTACTCTACTGCTGCAGCATCAACTAACGCATTTATCG